GCCCGATAAATCTGCTTTTAGAGATAATGTGGTAGAAAGGTCCACAACATCGCTAATCGGGTGCGTATGTGGCGCGGGTGCGAATGTAGTAGGCTTATTTTGAATATCATTCCAATAGACAGTACCACCACCACCACCACCGGAACTTCCAAATGAACCATATTCAAGGTCATTCCAATAGGTAAGACCATCACCCAGTTTGAATTTATACAACTTAACACCATCTACAAGGACAAAAGAATCAAGTTCAATACCAATTTCACCCTCCAATAATAGTGGATTAATTGCTGTCCATTGCTCTGCCGTGGATCTTCTTATTAAAATTCTATACTTTTTTCTCATATCTGACCTCCATCAATGGTCCCAAAATAATTTGTATTGGCATTTCCACCATCTAAAATATACTCATATTCATCTGAATTGCAAGACGTGGAACAACCTTCTTTGTATTTAACTAGGTTAATACGCAATTCAACCCCACTGAAATCTGCATTCAAGATGTTTTTGAACGTTCCTTGTGCATTCTCAGAACCAAACCTACTGAATGTCTTTCTTTGGACATTACGCACCTTCTTGAATATAGGCTTGGAGTTTACTACCCTTAAAAATTCAGTAATCAAACCATTCATCGGTTGAACCACATTCTCTTGATGGTCCTTAGTTGTGTAGTTCATTGGATTTGTTTCATCCAAAAAGAAAATACGCAATGGGACATCATACTCAATCGAGCTTTCCGGACCATTCTCAGTATAGGTAATCGTATCGAGTAACCAAATGAATGGTGTCTTTTCACGAATATCATTGCTCTGCCTTTGCCATTCCATATTGGTTGCGATCTGCGTACCGAGTAACGCGAATGGATTAGGCAAAAAAACAGCACCGTCAAGTATATTATCGTGTCCAACCGGTTCTGCCTTGATGTATACATTAGGAACAACCTCCTTGACTAAAAAAAGATTATCATTGGCATCCACGACATATTTCAATGGCCTAGCCCATTTAGTATGGCATGAGAATGAACGCCCAGTTGCCTCATCATAATTAACGATGATGACATTGCTCATTTCATTTACTAACCCATTGAATATGGAAAGAATATCTATCATAGCCAATATGCAAATTCTAAATTTTGCCCACTAAATTGTGTGTAATCCAACCCAACATAGGTTAGAATGATTGAAGCATCTCCCTCTCCAATAGTCACCGTATTTCCAACCGCGTAACCGGTACCGGCTTGATTGATGGCAATGGACGTTATCACGCCACCTTCTGTTGTTATATCAACTGACAACCCAGTTCCATCCCCTCCAAAACAAGGTACATTGGTAGCATCCGAATACCCGGTGCCACCATCTACAATCTCAGTCAGTATAACTTGGCCTCCTACTGCGTTCTGATTGTAGATTAAATATTTTCTTATCGCACGGAACGTCCGTATTGCTTCATTGTACTTGCCCCACATTGTGCTATACAACGTACTTGCGATGTCTGATGTTTCTGATTTAGGAATAACCCCACCTTGTGGTGTTTCGGCATTGATTAAATCTCTTTGCCATTCGAAATAAATGCAACCGAGTAACATATCTTTTATTCCGTTACTGATTATTATTTCGTTACAATGCTCAAATGCTAAGTCATTAAAAAAGGATAAGAACAATGGAGATCTTGGAACTCCATTGCTCAAATCCGAGACGAATTGATTATACATGTTCACACCCAGCAATTTGATAAGGTAAATACGTTCGTACCGAGTTATGTATTCAACCAAGTTATCGTCTATGTACGTCCCGGTGGACATCTTGAATTTACCCTTAAAATCTGCCGTTGTGACAATCATGTCTTAATCTTGTTTTAGTTCTGCTACACCTTTCTTAATTAGAATCTTGGCCATATTTCCAATCACTTTAAACACTTTTCCTTTCGGCATCGTAGGTGTGTTTCCATTACCAACAATCTCATAGTGTTTCGAGTTATCAAAATCTAGGTCAATCTTCAATTTTTTACCTTTCTTTTCGACTTTTACATCGACTTTCTCGGTATCAACTTCCGCCGTGAAATCACCGTTGTCACTAACTTTCAAGTTAGCATCAACAATAGGAGTGTCGACTGTTACATCGACACTCTTATTTTCAACTTTCTTTTTGGCCATCTGCTAAGACTATGCAGGTAACAATGCCGCGATTGCAGTGCTGATGTCAGCCGTTACAAATGCACGTACATCGTTATCCTTGATATAATGCGCTGCTCTTGCTTCACAGATGATTGACACCATGTTCTTAGAGAAATCATCCGCGTTGTAACCAACCGTGATGTTCATATTCTCTCTTACACGCAAGTTAGACTTGGTCATATCAGCAACCAACAATGTATCGTCCGGCATAAAATTAGAACTAACAACAATCAAATTGTAGATTGATTGAGTTCCGGTCAAAGGATCTGTCAAGAAAATAGGATAAGTGTATTCCCCAGTTGATGTCTTGGTTAACTGAATCTTTGCTAAGTCAGCTGGACGTAGAACAACGTGCGTTGGGAAAAAATTACCTTCTTCAACTTGCGCTGCAGCTACACGAATTACATCCGAAACGTTTGCATCCACAATAGTACCGGCAAAAGTACCAGCATCAAAAGTAGTTGCTAATTCCAAGATACCGGTCATATTGTTTCCGGTTCCATCACCGGTTAACAACTGCTCTTCCAACTTCTCACGTACACTAGCCATCAAATCGGTGTTGATTTCATTCTGCATGAACGCCAAATCTTCCAACATCTCTTTAGATACCTTGATGATACCAGCGATCTTCTTAACCTCAACGCTAACCTCTTCGTACTGAACATTACCCAATGTCTTAGCACCTCCCTCAGCAATCATTCCTACGCTAGATACCAACGTTTGAGAAATGTACTTGATGTACTTGGATGTAACATTAGCCACGTTTACGATAGTCTGCAACAAAATTGGCTTACGAGCAATTCTGCTAACTCCGGGCTCCAAAGTAGTCAATGCTTGAGTACCAGAGTAATCTGCATTGATAGTTGTCTTTGTTTCCAAAGAAATAGTACGTCCTTCAGCTTTGAATGCGTCTAACTTTTCAGACAATGTCTTAACGATAGTTTCGCCTAAGCTATATGACTTCTCTTCATTCTTTGTTCCTTGCTCTTTCAATTGCTTGATTTGAGCTTCCAAGCCAGCTACTGCGCTTTTGATTTCAGTATTGTCTGAATTAGATTTCAAAGTATCCAACGTTTCTTTGATACCTTTGATTTCTTCTGCTGATGCAACTCCCTGCATCTTAGCATTGATTGTGTCCTGCAAGGACTTCAAAATTTCCTCTTGTGTCATTTTTTTAATTTTTAAAGATTTGATATGATTTGCGCCCAGTCTATACTTTTCTCCGTGTTCGGCTCGTTTGCTTCTGAGTGTTCCTTTACGAACGGCTCCGCACTTGCGAGTGAAACTAATTGAGATTGATACATCTTGGCTTGCATTTCCAAATTCATGATGCGCTCGTCTGTTCCTTGACCATTCTTGATGGCTTTGATGACAGTCTCCAAACGTTCGCTAATTTTTTGCGCTTCGGCCATTCTTTCTTGCGCTGTTTTGGCCACATCCACAACAAATGTCTCTGAATTTGCCCCGAACGTAACCGCGGAACCTTCCCACAACTTCACCTCTGTGATGTCATAGTAACCGCCCATTGGGTAAGACAAATCCTCGACCCATTTGATTTTATCTGAAACATATCGGAATCCAATAGAATGCTCTCTGATAATGCCCTCGGAATAATCTTTGAACGCATCTTCACCAAGAGTTGACGTACCCAATTGGGCCACACCTCTCAATCCATACGAATCCTCGGTCAATTCAAGGAACTTACCGATTGGCTTTTCCCAATCATGATAACGCAAAAATGCAATCTTTCTGTTGCTGGTTGAATTGGGACCATGCTCCATGATTGATTTTGCAAATGCTCCTTGACGGATGATGTCGTTGTCGGAATCAATATTGCCGAACTTGGACAAATACATAACCACAGTTCTGTCCTCGGAATTGACGTCCTTGATCTCAAACGCGCCCTTGGTTTCATAGCTTTTCAGTATCTTTTTCATGCTGTTCTCATTTGGTTCGCTATCTCTGGAGAATAGCCATAATAATTTACTAATGTACTTACTGCAGTTT